GCTTTAGGAACATCGAAAGTGGTAAGTTCAATCGTAGGATTATACCACACATTGGAACTTGTCTCTTTCTCCAATTGTTCTTCAGTAGTACCATGCAAATTACCCTGCACTATCAAATTCTCATCAAGAGATTCATCCACTGATGACGCATGTTGTGATGAGTTATATTTCGCAGTTTTTCCCTCCTTCTCCTTTACAACTCCATTTTTGGAATTAACTCCAAAAATATAGTAAGCTCCGAATAAGAGGGACAAAACAGATAAAGCTGCACACAATTTCCCAGTATGTTGAGACCGTTTAAATTCAATAAAACGCCCGTAGAAAGCAATCACCTTGGATTCATGTCCAAGACGATTAACAATTCGAAAGGCGCACGATCTTAAAAACCGCGTGGTGACCATATAGTCCAACATCTTCCAAAAAATCATGTAACCAAACAACCAATTAAGGATGTTATTAAACATTAGGAAGGAAGTATACCATGCAGCATCAAACGATTGAATACTAACACACTCATCATGAGGCAGTGGCATCAAGCAATTGCGACAGACCTCGATTTTTTGCATATCAATATCTGAGCTCATAGCTCGAGCTTGGTTCTTTTTATGCTGTTTGCATGCCAAACCAAAATGTTGTAAAAATTCTTTAACATTATTAAAAATTTTCACAACTTCCAAATCAGCCATTTCACGATCGTATTGCAAACGTGGGACGATTGTCTTCACAGTTATTTCCCATAAATCTGGGAATGAACCATCCTCTATTTTGATTTTTTGAGGATCAATAAAAGATTGATTGGCATGTAAAAACTCATCTTTTGGCCTGAGTGAAATCACATATGGCAAGCGCCGACGAACGGCAAGTGGACACCAAAAATATTCCTGTGCATTCAAAGTTTCGCAATTTGTAGTTGCAATAACCAATTCTGCCAAAACGGGTGTCTTGCCTTTGTCCTCTAAAGCAGCTTGCGGAGGAACGTAAGGCACATTGTTGACAACATTCAACAAATCTTGTAAAGTTGAATCGATATCCGCACTCTTACTAGGATGTTTAAAAGCAATATCATCCAATTGGATGCACCATTTGCTGGTATCAAAATTACTCCAATATTCATCCATTGGATTCCGAACATAACGAAAATCATCACCACGCTCTAAATCAAACAAGCTACCATAATAATTAAACAGCATCTTAGTAAATGCTGATTTGGCAATACTTGAATGTCCAGACACTAAAACACCCATTGGTTGAGCACGCTCTTTCATAGCTGCTCTTCGGGTGATCTCAGTATTTGATAACATTTGTAATGTATTCAGTTTCCGAGCAATCAATGTGGCTTCTATACCACTTGACATCTTCAAATATTTGCAATAAGCTTGTCCTTGTTCACACAAATCACGTAAATCCGCGATATATGAAAAATATGATGTATCATGTGCTTGCAAATTACCCGTAAAAGGTGCCAGGTTAATGATTCTATCTGCTTCTTTCAACCATTTGGTGTAACGCCCACTAGAATGGACGAAAGAAGTAATGTCGCCTGTGATAGAATATTCATGAATTCTTTCAGCAACAAACAAAACAGTATCAATAACGCAAACGTAAAAATTTTTCTTGGAAGAAAAAGCACTCAAAAGAGCACGTTGTTCCATCTTTGAATAATCTTCATCATTCAACTCAATCCCAAAATATTTGAGATAACCTTGAGTCAAAAGATAACTATACAAACTAACCAATTTCTTGGAAAGTTCACTTTCAGTAACGTTTGTAATTCCATCAAAAGCTTGACGGAAAAATTTGAGTGTATCAACAACATCGAGAGATTGCACTTCTGTTTGAAACAGACGTGAAATCACTTTATCAATGTCTGTTGACAAAACCTCACCCGTAAATAGGCGATAAGCCATTTGTGTTAAGCAATAGTATTCACCAATGCTCTCACACTTGCGAGAAAAAGTTCTCAAGATTGAAAAATTTTCAATCTGTTTAATGATCCAACGTTGGTCAACGCCTAAAGGTGGCATTTTTTCTAGACCTTTCAATATATGCTGAATCATTGTATTGATGGCGCTCTCTCGAGCTTCTTCATCATAGGATTGCACATCCATTTGAGCATGTGCATCCTTAACAAACTGAGTCTTTTTAAAACTCACTTGTGTTGGTGCAGTTTCTGCAATAACCATGCGTTCACATTCCTGCACAATTTTGTAAGGTGGAAGAATAGGTTCACCTCCTCCCAATAATTGTGGGAACTCAACTGTTACACTCCCATAATTAGGAATGCAATAATCACTGATTAAGCGACCACGTAAAAGTGGTTTACAACCATACATGATATAAACATGACCAGATAGAAGAGTGCGATAACGCACCCATAAATCAATCTTATCATATAATTCATCAGTGGTTCGATCAGTGAGTGTAACTATATACGAACCTCCCAAAAAGGAGACTTGTAAATGTAGTTTAGTGTCATCAGTGACATAAACTTTATTATTACCCATCTTTTTTGAAAAAAATGATGGAAAAAAGCTTTTGGTAGAATTCTTTGTTTCAAGTTTGTACATTTGGATTCACCGGATTCATCAATCTATAGATGTGGAGCTGCTCCTAGAAACTCTCCATTGCTGTATTTGTCATCGCGTGCGTAACTAACCTTACGCGATCAAGTCTTACCATTCTCATATTCCGTGTTAGAACTAGGCTAGCTATGACATGTCTTACCAAACGACATGCCAATATTGCTACTCGTAATGTCACAGAGTTTCTGGAATGTATCAGACTACCAACGTAATTGACGTTGTCTTTCTAGACACAATAACACATAAACTCGTACTGGAGTCATTTCAGGGATGTTTCATTTTCCCTTACTCAGATCCAAAGTAAATGCGATTTATACATTTTGGTTTTCTGTCAGAAGTATTCATAAACTGAC